ACAGTTCCATTATCAGAACGAGTGTGGTAATGACCAGAAAATACCTTTTTGAAGTTTGTAAAAAGATTCGCTTCAAGTCCATGTTCCATGATGATTTGACGGTTTACTCGGAAACCTTGAAACTCAAGATGACCCATCGCAACTTTTGCTTTGGTTTTTTTAATCATCTTTAGAGATTGTTCTTCGTTTTCCATACAAATCCACGGAAGAAGAAGCACATCAAGGTTTCCAACTTTGATTTCCGTGGGAGAAGAATATGTTTTAATATTCGGATAATCTTTAAGAAGAAGTTGAGGAGAGTTTGTATTGTTCGTATTCTTATAATAACTATCATGATTGCCCACAATCATATGGACCTCATAGTTCTTAAGAGGTTCAAATACAACTCTTTTTGCCCACTCTAAACTTTGATAATCAATTGATTTCCGACTATCAAAAGCATCTCCCATGTGAACGATTGTATCAATCCCGTACTGTTCCAGCGTCGGGAAAAACACATTCTTATAGAAGAGTTCAAAATAATCATGAAAAAGTTTTGAACCTTTCCGGGCACCATAGTGGCTATCTGTAATTAATGCTACTTTCATTCAGTACCTTAACTTACTATGAATTCCATCTTTGATGCTATTATAATCGGAATAGTTCCCACCGTCAATAGTGTTGTCGTCTGCAAACACCTCAGAAAATCCAGAACGTTCAAGAATTTTATTCTTAATTTCCAATTGACGCTTTTCTCTTTGAATACGGCGAAGGAAAGCATAGTGAATAATCTGAGTAAAGTACGCAAAAGGATTCTGTGACTTCTCAGGATTGAAGTTATGAATGTACTGAACACAGTTTTCAATACCATCAGAAATCATATCTTCCTTGAACATATAGTTCACGAAGTTTGGTTTGAAGGAAAGATGATTTGCAATCTTCAGAAAACACTCTCCGATGTAGCGAGGAATAGGAGGTTTTGGTTTTCCTTGAATTAATGCAATCTCTTTGTCTTCACGATACTTAATAAGAGCAGCAAGAAACTCTTTGTTATTGACGTAATGCTCTGACCTCTTTCTCTTGGTCATGACTGCTGTGGTTATCATAAGTTTTTATCATTATTATGTAGAGATTATAACACTTTCAGAAATGCTTGACAAGGTACTTTAAACTTTGTATAATTACCTTTGTCGAGGTTGATAAGATTAGTTTTAGCTATTTTTATAGAGTTTCTCTAAAATTTCTTTAGCATCATTAACATTAGCAATATATCCCATTCTACGATTAATCTTAGCTTCATTTGTCCCTTCTCCTTCTTTGTTGGATTGACGGACGTATGATTGATACATTATTATCATTTCTATATCTGATGATTCAGATATAGTAAGTATGTCATCTAGATTAATAATAAACATATCTTCCTTAGTTGTTTTTAACCAAGGTTCTATTTTATATCCAACTACTCCCATTCTATTTTTAATTTCCCCAACAATAATTGGATTTGATACTATTAATATAGTTCTATCATCTTCTTCTGATGCTGCCACTTTGGCAAAGATTTCTTCACCTGTTTTTAATTTAACTGTTGCATAAAAATCTTCTTCAATTCCCATTTTTCTTTAGTTGTAAAGTGATTATTTCATAATTAAAATTCTCTTCATTATAAATTTTAATTCTTTCAATTAAATGATTTAAAGTGTAGTTTTTTCTTGAGTTATAAGTGCAGTCATCGGATATGTCATAAAGAACTGCTTTTGTTTTATTTTTTCCCTTTCTCAAAACTCTTCCGATAGATTGTAGATTTCGGATTCTTGATTTACTGGGTGAAGCAAAGATAACGTTGTGAAGATTTTTAATATTAATTCCTGTACTAAATGTTCCGTAGGATGCAACGATGACTGCATCGTTTTCTCTCTCAGTAATTTCTCTAACCAATTCTCTTTCTTCAGTGTCCACTCCACCATGAATAAAAAATACTTTACGATCATCTCGCTTAGTATTATTTATCTTTTCATATAAAATTGCTCCATGAGTTTCTACTCTTGAAAAAAGTACAAGGGTATTGCCCTTCAAGTCTAAAGAAAGATTTGTTATAAATTTATTTCTCTGATCATGTGCAATTAAATATTGAATTTCATCTTCATAAGTTTCAAATTTTTGTGGAGAGTGTTTGAGGACAAGACAACGAATATCTAATTGAGATATGTGTCCCTGTTGCATTAATTCATAAGTTCTGGTAACTTTATATGATGGACCAAACAATCCTTCAAGAACCCATTTATGAGTTTGAGTTCCGTCTAAAGTTCCTGTAAATCCAAAACGATATTTTGCATGATGAAGTTTGGTCATAATTTCGACTAAAGATTTACTCTTGAAAAGATGCGCCTCATCCCCTATAATTACACCATAGTTTTCAAAGAACGATCTTTCTAGTTTATAGATGGATTGCCAAGTAGTAATCGTTACAGAATGTTCGTTTGTTTTTTCCCTTCCAGAATAAATTTTGTGACAATATGACTCGGCATCCCATCCATAGTCTTCAAAATCCTTGTACATCTGCTCTACAAGAGATGTCGTTGGAACAACTAAAAGAATTTTTTGTCCTTTATCTACATAATACCTTACGAGGCAGTAGATCATTAAGGATTTACCTGAGGCTGTGGGTGATATCAATAATTTTCTATTATGTCTTAGAGCATCGTATACTCCCTCAATTTGATATTCCCGTGGGGAGTGAGAACAAATAGAAGACATATAATCTTTAACGCCTTCATATGAGATACCTTCATTAACTTCGAAAGGTAATCCATAAAATTTATTCTCTTTAAATTCATAAGTATAATTATGAAGAGTTAGTTTATCGATAATTTTATCCAATAAACCAGCATAAATCTCTCCAGTATGAGTGCTTAAGAGTCTTATCTTTCCGTCCCAATGCCTGCTTCTATATTGGGACATGAATTTTGCAGACTCCACTTCAAAAGTGAAGTATGGTTGCAATTCATATAAAATGTGAGATTCGCAATGAAGTTTAATATAAACTTCATTCTTTTTTTCGATAATTACATCACTCATAGCATTAATATTGCTATGAGTATTTATTTACCCTAGACCAGACTGAAAACGGATAAACTCTATTGCGTTTTTAATCTGATAAGTCCTATTTTGAATCATTTTGAGAATGCTTTCAATATAAGTTAGCATTGTGTCATAGTAATCGATTTTTAGACAAACCGTTGAAAGTTTCTCATCAGCATCAAGATATTTTTGCATAGTATCTTTATCGCGAATCTTTTTCGGGAATGGATTATCTATATAAACATCTGGATCTGCCTTTCCAGAATAATACTCATATCTTTCGTGGCGTATATTTCTTTTCTGTTGTTCTGCTTTTTTTCTTAAAAGAAATATTGTATTATAAAGATCAAAATATTTTGCGTGAAGAACTGGAATGTTTGTAGACTCTGTATGAAGATTATCCATGTCAATTTTGGAGTCTTGTTCCCACATCTTCTGAATTGTATCTAAATCAAAACTCATAAAGGATTTCCACTAAGGTCTATTATATCGTAGATAGTATACTTGAAACTTACATCTGCTGTAAAGTATTGGATATCAGTTTCAGTTGCATCAAAAGTTAAAGTTGAAAGTGAATATGGAAATAAATCTTTAAAAGAAACTTGAAAATTTGATATTTGATTATTTGTTAAAACTTGAAGAGTTCCATCAGAATATATGTTTTGGCGATCTTTTAGATAGTTTCCTCTAACTAAACCATCTTCTTCTAAATCTGCAAATTGACTTAATCTTTCGGGATATCCAAGACCGCGAATCCAGTTTTGTATTTCCATATAATTTTCCAGATTTTCATCGACAAGAAATCTTAAGTTCAAATCTCCAAAAACAATTTTATCTCCAGGTGTATCCAAATCTTTTAAATATGTCGGTTGGATTGCAATACCTAGATTTAAATCGGGTATATTTGCTTGATTGCAAAAAAAAGTAACTGTTGGAGTTCTTGTGAGTGTAAATTTAAATCCAGTTGGGGATAAAAAATTTCTATTCTCAATTTGTGAAGCGACCATGGTTTTTTAAATATTTAGATAAAAAAAGGGGTCCCGAAGGACCCCCTCTTAGGTGTGAGAATAAAACTCACATAAGGTTCTTAACAGCAACTCTTCTGTAGTAGCGGTTGGTGTTAACTTGAAGACGACCAAGAGCACTAGCAGCTCCTGAATCAAGAGCACCTTCAGCAAATGGATTAGCAACAAGACCATAACGGGTCTTAAATCCGATCTTGGGCTGGAAGGAGTTCTCGCCAACGGCACGTACCATTTGGAGAGGAACATAAGGGCAGTAGAAGAGTCCAGCGTCATAAGGTGAAGAACCCTTATAACCAACAACATAATACTGGTTACCTGGTGATGCATTAGCAGTAGTCAGGTTAGCAGAATATGGGTCAATATATACACGGAATTTGCCCATCAGAGTACCGGCAAAGGTGTTGCCAGTATCGTCTACATTGAGGTTGGCATTGAGCGCAGGGGTGTAATCGAGAACACCAGCCATGGTCAGTGCTGAAGCAACGTCAGCAGAGCACATGATGATGTTGCCCTT